CCCAGCGCCACACGGTATTGCGTGACACCGACATCATCTCGGCGACTTCTACGTCAGAGAGTAGCATTTGTTTCTCCTAATTGGTTTGGGGCAGCATAGGGCCACATGAGGCTGCATGTCAATGGGCCTAAGTGCAAAAAGCCCCACCATTTCTGGCAGGGCTTCCGTAGCGAACTTGATTAAAATCCGCTTCAGAACTCAGCGTCAGTAATGACTGCCGCCGCTGGTGCGGCTGCTGGCGCTGCCACAGGCGCTGGTGTTGGCTCTGTCGCAATGCCAGCCGCAACTCCATCCTTCAGGCAGTCAGGGCGGTCAACCCACTTGACGATCTCAAGGATCGGCACGACGGTTGAGCCTTTTGTGAACTGCACGAATTTGGCCTCTTGCAGGCGAACCATTGGCAAGCTCTTGGCATCTGGACGCTGACCCAGCAGGGGCGCGAGTGCCTCCAGAGACTGCCACGCAGACGCGCCTGCTTGCTCCCATGTGGCGACAGAGCCACCGCCTGTGGCGCACGGCACGCTGAAGCCCTTCTTCCAGTCGTCACCAGGCTTGCCCATCATTTGGCTGACGCTCTCGTTCCACTTCCATGATGGCGCAACACCCACAGCACCCTCAGAGTGCTGCCACCCTGTCTTGAGGGCGTCGATGTCGAGCACGAAGCCTGTGCTGGCATCGTATGGGGTCTTATTGCCGCCATCTCGGACGTAGAAGCTGCGTGCTGGGACTGTGCCATCGCGCGTGCCGATTGCTGACCATGCGAGGAATGGGCCTGCTGCGCCTGTTGAGCCTAGATCAAGATTAAACATTGTTGTCGCCTTTCATTGCTGACAGTTTGTCGTGTTGTGTACGGTCAAAAGCCGTACATTTGTTCGCGGAGTGCTTCGGAGCCAGACCAGTAGAACGTATTCGGGTTCACTGGCACGATGTCCCTTGCGGTCTCCGCATCGCAGACTGAGAGGAATTTCTCAAGCCGTGCAATCTTGTGTTTAGCGTTAGCTAGTGTTTCGTTGATGTCGCCATCCTCCAGCATCAGCGACTTGGCCTTGCTGACGTAGAGGAACTTTACGCCGTAGTTGCCCATCGCCTTCTGGTAGATGGCGCGCTGCAACTGATGCTCTGCCGACATCACCTGCGTGATGCGGTTTGTTGTCTTCAGGTCGATGACCATGCCGCTCTCAGGGAAGACCAGATCAAGGTAGCCGATCACAGGTATCTCCCAGCCATCGCCCTTGGCTGTGATGCTGATCTTGTGCTGGCTGCCGTCCTCTGGGAACTCTGGCTTGCCATACTCCTTCAGCGCCTCGACAGCGTTGGCGACCATAGGGGCGATCACATCGCGCTCCTTAGTGGTCTTCTCGTCTCCGATGATGAAGCGCTTGTCAAACTTATCCAAGGCGCTCTGAGTGGCCTCCTCGACGCTCTGCGAGCCCGTTAGAGCGGCAACTACCGCATCCTCAGAGCAGATGCCGCGCCAAGCCGCTGGACCCATAGGAGTGCGCTGCTTAAAGAGGTATGACATGACCCACACGTCGGGCGCGTTTGACCAGAGATTGATGCTGCTGGCAGAGAGGTGATCAATGCCGTGTTTTTCAAATCCGTTCATTCTACCACCTCCACATCTTCTTCATCGTTTACCTCGTTGATCATGTCGATGATCGCGTGCAAGCCCTCAACTGTCCCAAAGCCTGAGCAGTAAGCCTTCATCGTGTGAGGCCAAAAGTTTACCTCAAATCCGTTTATCTCAGCCTGAACGTGCCACGGAGCCTTTTCATAATTGGCAAAATAAAGGTCGCCCCTGATGTCTGTCGCGTTGATGATCGTTTCAAAATCTTGGAGGTTGTCGTCGTGCTCAACGCACTGATTAAAGGCATCTCTGTAATTATATCGCATGACGTCACTCCTCCTTAATGGATGCCTCATCGCGTTCTCGTAAATACCGCGTATGCTTCTCAATCGCCTCGGCTATTGAGAACAGCCCCTGTGCTATCCCAATAAATGCGTTCCCTCTTCCTTCATCCATCTCCGCAATGGATCGGATAGCATCGGCAATATTATCACCTCGACACGTTAGGGCGGTTTCAAGCTCATTAAACTGGACTTGGTCTAGCTTTATCTCAACTTCAGTCATCACATTACTTCCTTTCCATATAGCGCAATCAGCGTGGCCTCTGCTCGGCCATCATCCTTCACGCGCTTGAATTTGTCAGCGTATTTTGGAAAACGCTGCATCGCCAGCCCACGGCTCACGCCCTTGTCTCTGGTGAGGCCAAAGTGCTTCTTCCACTTCTGAGGTGTCACGAGATACATTGGCGTCTCATTGGCTGCGAGCGCCATCTGCAACGCGCCGAACTGCTCACCAAAGCGGAACATGGAAGACACGCCCTGACCACGCATGGCCCCAACCTGCTCCATAAACGCCACGCGCGCCTCGTCGCCCTCTGGATGCAATATCTCCAGAATGCCGTGCATGTTGAGGACAGTCTTGCCCTTGGCGCTCGGCATTGTCGGCATGTCGTAAACCTCAATGTCGTTTGTCTTGGGCCAGTAGAGCGTGATTGCGCCCGTGTAGCCTGGGTCGATGCCATATATAAGCATCAGTCAACCCTCGGCTGCTTGGCGCGGATGCCGATAGAGGCAGCGGCATTTAGGGCGCAGTGGCGCAAGTATGTTGCCAGCGCCATCCCCTCCATCTCTGCGGCGTATGACAAAAGCGCGTGCTGCTCTTCAGTCAATATCACCCGACTTTCTTTTCGAATTTGCATCTGCATTTCTCCTGTGCTGATGTGTGGTATCATATGGGATAAAAAATACAATGCAAGTGCAATAAATGTGTTGACGGTGCTTTTTTGCTATGTATTCTGATCCCACGAAAACAAACCAAACCAAGGAGAACTAACATGCAAGAAACTATCCTCATCACAAACCACCACCCAGACGGCTTCGCCTTTGCTCTTAACGAGGCAGGCGAGCAGATATTCATCCCGCCATATGCCGTTGACGGGGCGGAGCTTCAGCGTGGCAAGCGCTATCAGGCTGTGCTGATCGAGAACCACAAAGAGCACCAGCGCGAGCGCACGCCGTGGATGGCTGTCAGCGTCTTGGTGACTGAGCACGTCTTGAAGCCAGCACCCGCAGCGGAGCCTGCGCCAGCGGAAGGTCCATACGAGACGCCGCTGACTGCACAGGAGCTTGACGAGGCTGCTCACGTGCTGATCTGCGAAAGCTCTTACATCACTACGGGCGAGCTTGCAGGCCATCTCGACGTGACCACGACGACGGCAGGCAACTCGGCCATGCGCCTCTTCAACGCTGGCAAGATCAGCAAGGCGGATGTGTATGCCAAGGTCGGGCAGTCGCGCCCATCCTTCATCTTGTGGGCTTCTAAAGCCTCAGACTTCTTGGAGGAAAGCGCATGACCCACACACAGCAAATAATCCAAGACATTAAGCACCACGGCATTATCACGGCAGCGACCATTCACAGGCTAGACATCGACACGCTGCTCTGGCTGGAGAAGAAGGAGGCGGGGAAATGATCACCGCAGCAGCATGTCTCGCAATGGCCATTTATCACGAGGGCCGCTCAGAGCCAGTAGACGCTCAGATGGCCATCGCAGAGGTCGTCATCAACCGCGCGGCTCACCCTGACTTCCCCAGCACGGTCTGCGGCGTGGTCAAGGAGCACCGCTCTCCAGTGTCTCGCCCTTGGGCTTGTCAGTTCAGCTTCTACTGTGACGGCAAGTCAGACGAGCCGAAAGACGCTAAGGCGTGGGCAACGGCTCAGACAGTGGCCAAAGAGGCGCTCTCAGGGGCAACTCTGGGTCTTGGGGCAACCCACTACCATACGAAGGCCGTCAAGCCTGTGTGGCGGCATAATCTGACACCGCTCGGCGCTATCGGCGAGCATATATTCTACACAGACGGCAAGTGCCTGCTGGCGCTCGGCTGCTCACTGCGCCCCGTGGCGCGTCCAGAAGGAGAGACATCATGACCAAAGACGACATCAAAGACTGCATCGCCTCATGGCTGCGACAGCGCGACGAGCTGGAGCTTCGGTATCAGGGGGTGCGCCCGTCATATGTCAGCACTGATCTGGCAATACTTGAAGAGCGCATCGAGCGATACAAGGCCAAGTTGGCCGAGATGGAAGGAGAAAAGCAATGACAATACGTAAATTTACACCGCCAACAGAGTTTCCCGCTGAGTATGAAGATGGATATGGGTGTAAGGTCACTATCTTGGGGCGTTCTTATTACAACAAAGAGAGACCTCTGGTAGGTTTTGATGACGAGGGCTGCGCCTGTAATTACGCAGAAAACGGGGCTTATTGGCCTGATGATGGGGGTAAATATGACCTTCACGACATCCAAAAGCGCATCACAACGTGGCACAACGTCTACGAGGGTTGGGTCGGGGCTTCAAATAAAGTGAACCGCGGGGCTACAGAAAACCGCCTCTGCGTCTACCGCATTGAACGTAACGAGGATGGTAGCAACCCTGAGATATTCGTGGAGGAAGTTTGATGAAGTTTGACTATAAAAAGTATAAGCCCGCCTTCCTTGGAGTGTATCTGTTTATGTCTTTCCTAATGTGGGCGTATTTTATCGCCTCTGCCTTAGAAGCCCCTGAACAGTATGACCTTGGTGATGCGATCGTTGGGGGGTGGGTACTTTCACTACTATGGCCCCTACTTGTCACGGTAGAACTCATGCGCAGGGTGCTATTCTAAAACAGGAGAGACAGAATGACTGGCGGAAACACATACGCAATCAACAAGCACCTCAACGATCAGGAAGACTATGACGCACTGCAAGAGGTAACGGCAGAGCTTGAGCAGGCAGAGGCACGTATTGAGGAACTGGAGGCCGAGCTGGCGAAGGCGGTGGAATTAAAAACCGTGAAGATACTTGTAACATCTGCTTACAAAGAAGGTTGGTGCGATGGCTCTGAGGGTATTGCGCTGAATGAAGCGTGGGGAAAATCACTGACGTGCTCCACCATCGCAGAACTGAAAGGAGAACAATAATGGCACAAAAAGTAGTAGACGCAGACATGATTGAGACAATCCGCAGGGGAGCCAAGGCTGGCCTCACGGCAAACCAGATCGCCGCCACGCTTGATGTGGTCGTCACCACGGTGCGCCGCCACGCTCACAAGCACGGCATACTGCTGGCAAAGGCTCAGCTCGACAACAGCCCAGCCATCAGAGACAAGCAGATCAAGCAGATCAACGTGGCGGCAGCGGCACGCAAGAAGGCCGAGAAGAAGCGGCTGCTGAAGGTCGCGCAGGACTTGGCGAAAATCTCGAACCCGCAGGAGCGCAAGGAGGCGCTATATGGCCAAGCTATGATGGCGTTTGAGCTGAAGCAGGCCGCAGAGGGGCGCAGAGACAAGCTACCCTGCCACGCGCCATCACCCGAGGCGCTGGAGCAGCGCAGGCGCAGAGATGTGAAGAACTACAAGCCGCTTGCTATTGCAGGCATTACATTCGCCTCACGCACCTGCGCCGCCGAAGCTCTGGGCGTCAGTCGCGGGGAATTTTCTGCCATGATTTCTGACAAGGCCTCACCGTTTCGGCGCCAGAAGCTCGCGCGGATGCTGGGCGAGTATAAGCGGAAGGTGGCGGCAGGTTAGTCGCCAGAGGCGACAACCGTCAAAACCTCGCCCCGATCTCGGTGCAGAGTAACGGCGCGGATTTCTGACTTCCCTGAATATGCCCCATTGAACGAATATGCGTCCTTTGGGGCAACCGCTCTAAGCTGCTGCCACAACATGCCACCGATTTCGCTGCTCTTCAGGTGATGTAGGTGTCCCGTCCACAGGAACCTGTGCTTGGTCTTGCCCCACTCCTCACTATGCCGATCCGCAATGGCCATAATCAGCCGCTCGGGCTTTGACTTGTCGCCGTGATGGCTGGCCAAGAGGCACTGGCCGAAGCGCATAATGAAGAAGTCACTGGGGTCTAGCTGAACATCAATGCGAGGCTCGTTGCGGTAATATGCGTGAACAGCAAAGAGCGTGATCATGTAGCTTGTCGGATTGTGATTGCCCGCAAGTATCCTGACGATAACCTTCTCGTGCTTTGCGAGCGCCATGTCACAGCAATGCACAAGCGTTTTGATGCTGGCGTCAGCCGTTCTGAAGTGACGCGTTGCAACATCAAGCTGATGCTTGCTCTGAGGCGTGCGATTGTCTTGGCTGTCTGCGTGGTGTAGGTCGCCAACATCCAGAATAACCGCAGTGCTTGACGATGGAGACGCATCAATGGCGGACTTCATCCAGCGCTTGACGCGAGCTTCCGCGATGTCGGTGTCATAGTCCTCGCCAACCTCCTCTCCCCACGCATACATACCCATATGGACGTCTGCTATGGGGTAGATGGTCAGCAGGTCATCATCGCAATGAGGCGGCTCTTCTGCGGCCTCTATGGGGCGCATGTCGGCCAAGCTGGCCTTGATGCTCTCCGCAAGGTCTTCAATGCTGTTCCCGCCGCCGTCCTTGGGCATTTGGAAATACAGGGAAGCGCCTTCGCTCTTGATCCAGCCTGAGTGTAGTGGCCCAGCATCCTGCATACCAACAGAACTCATGGCCCCTTGGATAGCACCGTCTGCCTCAGCGTGCTTGCGTGCGCCCTTCAGACGGTTTCGCAGTGCGTTTTCAGCAATGCCAAGCTGCTTTGCAATAGCCCTGCCTGACATACCTGCGAGGTGTAACTCCCACGCTTCTCTTTGCTTGGGGGTCATTGGCACAATCTTTCGTGTGTTTCGTTGTTGATCACAATATCAGTGAGGAGCTTGCGGTCGTGCTCAATGAGCCATTCCGCTGTCTTCAGGCTGTCAAAGTATAGTGGCGAGGCAATGTCGCAATAGCTATTCGTTCCGACCTTCACGCACCCAGCGAGAGGCACGATCAGCAAGGCCGCTGTCATCCAGAATTTCAATCTCATCTTCGATCTCCTTGGCAGCACGCATTGCATCAATGCGCTTTTCAGCCTGATCTGCCTGCATCTTGAGCAGGGCTTTGCTTACAGCGTCATGCCGTAGCTTCAAGAGCGCAGCGATAAAGACCGCTACGCCAATGGCGTATATTTTCAAGCGCGCCAGAGAGAACATCAGGTTGCCTCTCCCCATGCAACGCACTTAGCGTCCTGCACAATCATATTCGGGTAATTCTCTTCGATCATCAGCCAGCCAAATGGAATGCCGCTCATGCACTCATCCAGCGTCCTTGTCGCTGGCCCAGCCACACCGATACAGTGGCCATCAAGAGAGCAAGCAAGCAGGATCGCAGTGAACATCGGTTTACCTCCAGCCAGAAGCCCAAGCCTTGAGCCGCTCTCTCAGGATATACATTGCCAGCAGTGCTATCACAACGCAGCCCGTCATGGCAATGATCTGGGCAGTTCCGTTGAGCGCCTGAAACGCCGCTACAGCGCCGCCTACCGCCGATGCACCCTGCACTACGCTGGCCTGCACGGTCTTGCTTTGAGCGGCGCTTGTGCGGTCCTGTGAGGCAACGAGTGGGCGAACCTCTTTCTTGCCGCCCTTTGACATCCAGTTGCGCACGTTAAAACAAGGGCAGGCCTTGGAGGAATATTCGTTGTGGCCGCTGATCTTGAAGATTGATGGGTGATCTTTTTGCAGATCGGCAATTAGCTTTCGCAGTGCAGCATCCTGCTCTTCGGTAAAGTTGTCCTCAAACATATCTGAGGCCGAGCCGCCGTGACCGCCAAACAAAGCGATGCCGATTGTACCTGCGTTGTGACCCTTAACGTGAGCGCCAGTGCGCTCCAATGGGCGGCCAGAAACAACAGTGCCATCCCTATCAATCAAGTAGTGATAGCCGATGTCAGACCAACCCTTCGATGTGTGCCAGTTGCGAACCTCGTTTGCCTTCACTTGAGCGCTTGTGCCAGTCCACCAGTCGCTACGGGTGGCAGTGCAGTGAACAATGATTTCGTTAAGTTGTCTCATGTCCATCTCCTATTTCGAGAACGCATCGTCGAGCAGGATGATCTCAAGGCGCTGAACCTGAAGCTGAAGCTCGTTTGTGGTTTTGATATTCCATGAGAGGAGAGCCACAATGACGCTGACAAGCGCAGCAAAGATCACCTTGTTGTCCATCTCATCCCCCAGAGCGCAGTTTGTAAAAGATAAGGCCGACCGCAGCCGTGGCTACGATCCAGAATAGTCGCTCGGCAAAGCGCAGGGCTTGGCCGTTGCTGCCGACACGGCTCTCGACAAGAGTGAGGCGGCGACCGTGAGCTGTCTGCTCGGCGTCCAGAGTATCCATCCGCTTAAATAGCGTGATCATGCGCTCTTCCATGCGGGCCAAGGCAACGATAGCCTTGCCCACTTCGTCCAGCTTGTTCTCGATACGTTCTAAGCGGTGGTCATCAGACATCAGTAAGACCCCTCCCACACTCGCAGTGCTTGGAACTCGTTTGACATCATCTTGCGCTTGATGACGTCTTTCATGGCTTCGGTGTCTTCCCAGCCGACGCCAGCCTCTTTGAGCCAGACGCCGAGCAAGCCGAGGTCTACGTTGCCAACGTGCTTATAGTCGGACGCAAAGCTGTTCTGCGTGGTCTCGCGGGCATGCTTCGCGTCGTTGAGCATATGGGATGCGTCAAACGTCTTCTTGATGATCAGCTTATCGTCGTCAAAGCTGACCTTCTCGGAGAGTTTAGTTGAATGTGCGGCTTTTTGCATTGCGAGGCTTCCGTGTCTTTTTAGGGGCTTCAGTTGGCTTGGGAGGCTCTACAACCTCGC